CGTGAATAGTCGACGTCAATCATCCTGTTCTAATTCCTTTTCTCCACGCGCACTATACCATGCCGTCTTTCCTACATTCATCAAAGGAGTGTCTTTATCATTGACACGTAGTAAGTACTTCAATGAATTACCAATTAAGTAACCTTTAAATTGTTCAGGAGTAAGCACATCCTTAATAATATCAATAGCTTCCCACTTTTTCTTCTTGTAATGTTCAGGATTTTTCCAATCATCGTTTTTCATTGCGTCTGACCGAAATCAACTTGAATTACATTGTCCTTTATTTCTTTAACTTTTTCCAAGTGTTCTGGTTTGAGCTTGTCTTCTCCCACCACTTCTGCGAGCGTCTCAAGACTAACCCGCGAAATGCCCTTATCATATACCTCATCAAACTCTTCTTGTAACGTGCCAATAAGACCCTGCATAATAATATATGTCGGATCATAATTATCCTCAACTTTAATATCCCTAGTTGCATACGCACGGATAGAGAAACCACTTTCTTCATCTTCCTCAGGTTCAAGAACGAGATAGTATCTTCCTTTTAGAAGACTAGCCTGTTCTAGTATCATTAGTTTTTCTTCAAAATCATCCATCATGCCACCCACTCATCCGGGATTTGACCATCAGCCCACAATATACCATGACGATCACACCAACGGCTATAAGTTGTTTTACTAGACCTGTTCAACTTGTTAGATGCTCTCAAAAAAAGAAGACGTATGTCTAGCTCTTTATTCTGCTGAATTACCAAAAGCATTTTCTGCCTGTCTGCGGGAGAAAAGAACCCCTTAGCTTCAACATAAATATTTTGATTAGGTAAATAAAAATCAGGAACGTACGTTTTAGTTTTGGGAATGTACAGTATTTTATGTTTTTCGTATTCAAACTTCACGCCTCTATCCGCTAAGTTTTTAGCGACTTGTAACTCGTAGTCTGATCTGTAGCTATGACGACGGGGTCTCAAGACTTTCTCCAACTATCCACACGTTTAGTGACCAGCGCATGAACCTCAGGACTGGTTGACCTAACAGCCCCCAAAGCCTCAAGGTAATTATCCATAGGAAGTATTACTATCACGTTTTGTCTGAGAAGATTATCAATGTGGTTCAGTTCCTTTTCTAGTACACGCTTATCTCTTTCCCATGTTGTGTACGACAGAGGCGTCATCTTTGAAGTAAACTTTTCCAGAAGAGTAAGAGAGTGGCATCGTTCATGAAGCCTAGCCCACCTAACCCACGGCGAAGCTAGACCATCACTAGCATCCCCTATGTATATGGCATGGGTGTTTTCATTTAAGGCGATTAAATCCCTAGTTTCAGCATCCTTAGTTAAAAGTAAATTCATCTAATCCCTCACACAAAAGAACTTATCTTCACCACATATGTTTGTAAAACCTACGCTTAAGTTAGGCGTAGCTATGTACATAAACACAGACATAACTAAACTAAATGAAAATAAAATAAAAATATACACCTTAAACATTACTTTTCTTCCCATTCATCTGTTCTTGCGTTATACCCACTGTCAATCTCTTCTACCGCAGATGGGTCAGTCCAGTGACGTTTTACCCTTCCCGATTTAAGTCCCACACCACTTTGTTTTTTGTGGCGGGACTTTGGTGCTTTTTTGTGAACTTAAACATTCTCCACGTAATAAACACACAAAAAATTAAAATGTAATGTCCGATTATATTGTGCCCAATCGTGAGTAACTCTGCGGTAAAAATACCGAAAGCAATGCACCACATAGATGCTAGCGTAATAGATAACCAAAACTTGTATTCTGGAGGACTATTACGTAGCGCGTTTGTAGCAGGATTAATAATTTGTAACGCTGTTTTAATCATATCAGATACTCATCTATTGCATCCATAAGATCAGAATTAAAAACACTTGAAGGAGGCGGAGATTTTTTGCTAGGTCTCATCGACTTAGCTAAGTCTTTCCACTTATTGAAATCCTCTGTATTACCTTGCAGTTGAGCTTCACGCATTAAAAACAAAACCCAAAGGTAAGCAGACTCTCCTGTTAAACCGTTGTTGTCATACGCGTAGACTATCGGCGGGTGCTTAGTCATAACTCTTTAACCTTCAGCGTGTGGTACCAAACTAGGGGTTTAATACGAGCTTTTGACGTGACTTTTTCATGCTTCACTGCCTTAGGCCAACACACTTCCCTGTAACCACAGAACGTGCAAGTTTTGTTAAGTAATTTATTTCCCGTCTTGTGTATTACCTTGCTTACACTATACGTTTCTTCTTCAGGTTGCATGGGCGGTTTAGAGTAAGTAAACCCAGAACTAAGTTTAGCCACCCGGTTTACTGCCTCTTCAATGTACGCCATCCGATCTTCTTCCTGATCATCTGGGGCTTGTACAAACTGTATTTCACCGCTTGATTTATCAACAACAAGCCAGCCACCAAAATCTTTACCTACGGCTGTCGCATATAAAAACCCTTGCATAAGGTAACCAAAAGGATCGTCGCTTTTGAGGTTATCGTATCCCCGGCTAAATTTTTGTGCGTAAGAAAAAGGACTTGCAGATTTAATATCCCAGACTTTTTCGCCATTCACTGGATCGTCCAGAATAACGTCTAGTGTGCCCTCAACAGTTTCATTGCCAAGCTTTAGCTCACAGCTTTTCTGAGAATCAACAATAGTGACTCCTGCTTCTTTGAGGACCACCATCATGACAGCCTCAACCAAGTCTCCTATAAGAAATCTTAAAATAGCATTATACGTCATCTCTTCGGTGCTACCGTCTCTACCCTGTATTTGTTGACAGAGAGGACGACCAAGCCCGCTCATACGAACGCGCCAATCTTGATCCCGGGACGTAAACTGCTTTTTTAAAGCCTCTTTACATGTTTGTGCAAAATCATCAAGAACAGCGGGGGAGAGATCCGTCTCTCCCCGCACCGCCCTTAAAAGGAAGTCTTTAACCTTGACTTCCGCCAGCATCAGTTGAAATCTGCCGCAAGGTCAGTTTCTTCGTCAGTGGTTTTCGCCTTCACTGCTTCCTTATGTTGCTCATGAATTTGTGAGTTGGAAGCTTTGATGGTCTCTAGGAACATCTGGTAAACCTCCATAGCATCACTAAGCTGAAGCTTTTTGGCAGTCGGCGTAAAAACAGGAGTGAAATACGTCACACTGCCTTGCTTATGCCGCTTGGTAGTCAACTCAAATTGAGTCTCATACATAGCAACATTCTTGCCCAGCTTTTCAATCGCCTCACGCGCAGGTCTGAATCCAGAACGCTTGAAGTATGAAACACAGGGATAATCCTGTATCTTAACTTCGCGTCCATCAGCGGTTTTACCTACCAAGCTAATGAGAGCATAAAACACTTGATTACACGTCGCTAATCTAGAAGCTAAAGTCTTTGGGTGATCCTCACCTAACTCTGCCTCTTCTGATTTAGTCAGACGACCACATTTGTCACCGCCCGTAGTGTCTGGAAAACGGTAGTCCAAGGAGGGAGCTTGAACAGACCTAGATGAAAACTTACCTTCATCATTATCCCAGACAGACCATTCGTAAGTTCTGACCATAGGTCTGAACATTACTTTCTCCGTATAAACAAATTCACCATCATAGTAAACTTTCCAAGTGCCTTTTTTAAGAACTTGACCATCATCAGTCTCAGTGTCGTAATTGATACTCAGACGCATCAAACCTTGCTTTGGTGCATCATCACTTAACTGACCTGATAAACGCATCAAGTCCTCACGGTTGCCATCCTTGACAGCCTGTATCATGTTATCAAATGGGTTTTCAGCCACGGTTGCTATTTCGTTCATAACGTTCATGCCGTCCTTATCTCTTTTTGGTTACCCCAATTGGGACCTACTTTAATTTCCAACCCGACAGGCATATCGTAAACTATGCCGTAACGGCGTTGGCACTCACTTGGTATTGAAAGCATAGCCTCCATTACCATGTCTGCAACAGTTTGTTCCTCCCCGGGAAAAATGTCAAGCACGATACTATCGTGTACTGTATTACATATCAAACTTTTACAGTTTGACTCCTGAATTAATTTAGTTAGATAAACTAGAGCTATCGGTAGTAAGTCTGCTGTAGCAAAGCCCTGCACCGGATAATTACATATAGCTGTGCGATTAGTGGCACTCCCCCATTCATTCCACGTAGTGCCGGGAAAAGCGTACTGTCTACCTGACGGTAATTCTATGTACCCTTTTTCTACAGCGTCCTTCTGCAAATCTCTGTGCCATGCAGTCACCGCCGCATACTTTTCCTTGAAAGCACGGTAGTACCTCTGTTGATCTCTAGTGCCTGTTGTTCCGCCGTACAGAGGTTTAAAGGTGTGCGCTTTTGCTTCTTGTCTACTACACCCAATAATATCCGCTGTAACTGAATGCACGTCTACCTGATTTTCAACATCGTGATAAGCCTGTGGATCATTAGCTAGGTAGCCCGCTACCCTAAACTCAAGCTGAGAGTAATCCGCCTCCATGATACTGCCGCCCTCAAACCTAGAGGTCACCGCTTTTCTAATTGCAAAAGTTGAGCCTCGCGGCATGTTTTGGAAGTTTGGGTTTCGTGAAGATAGCCTTCCAGTTGCTGTAATACACTGCATGAAGTCGGGATGAACCAAGCCCTTCCGATCACAATTGTTCTTAAGCCCTTCAACAAATGTTGAAAGATACGTTCGCAGAGCGTTGAATCGCGTGTATGCCTCTGCAAAACGCCTAGCTTCTCCACTAAGCTCTGGCAATCGTTGATCTAATGTCTCGTGGTCTGTTTTAAATCCTGCTGAAGCAGTGTCCCAAGAGTCTCTTGGAATAATCTTAAAACCGGCGTACTCAGAGGTTTTTTCGTAGAGTAATCCAGTGCCGTTACAAGAACGACATACCCTTACTGCTTTACCCACAGTGCCGTCTTTTTTAAGCACCCTCTTACGACCAGTCCCCATACAGGCTGTACACTTAGAGGCTTTTGTTTTGTACAAGATTTCGGTGTTAACGCGCACGTTTGCATTAAAGTCCCGCTGTGACATTCTTGTGCGTAACTTTTGCTTACGAGTCGACCCCCGTACCTCACTGCCTAGATTAAAAATACTAGACCATCTCTTTTTATCTATGACACGCCTAGAGTAAAAAAGCATGGAACGATCATCAGGCGATTGCAAATTGATTGGGGTATCCCCCATTGCCTTTTGAGCTTCATCCTGCAAAAACTTTTCTAGTTTGTTTAGTTCATCCTTGTACTCAGCTTCAATTTTATCTAGTGCATTTAAATCTATATGTATTCCATTACGTTCTATGTTTGATAAGACGTTGGTCATTTCAAAGGAGAGACGTAGTGTGGGTAGTAACTTAGAAGCCATAGATCGCCTCCCAAGATGTTTTGTAACGTTCTTGAACCTGCTTACACGCAACTTCCCATGTAGCATCAACGTCAGCCCGCCCATACTCTTCGACTATTTCCCAAGGTATCTGTGCAAACGTTTTACCTGAGTTAAGGTATTCCGCTGTAAGGTCTTTCTTTTTCTGAGTGACCTCATACCTTTTAGCGACTGCCTCCAATGAAAGAGGCCATCGTCTTGACCGCGCAAGAAGATACTCTGCTACCATCGTGTCATACACAGGTCCATCATATTTAAAATTACAAGACTTAATCCAGTTGAGATCAAACTTAATGTTATGACCTACAATGACATCAGCACGATCTAAGACATACTGAAATTTAGTGTGCCCAAGTTTTGTAGGGGGTTCTTCATCATGTGTAAAGCACAGATAGTTATCAAACTCCTTACGACCCTCCTCGTAGACCTTATACCCAATACTTACTAAGTAATTGTCGTAGTAAGGAAGCGGTGTAAACTTACCATTAGGTCTACTAATATGCGTTGTCTCTACGTCGAATGTCAGAATGTTCATCTATTTCAATCTCTACAATCTCTACGCCTAAGGCTTTTTGTTGAGGGGTAGTCACTCTTGCCACCCTAGTCCCGTCTTTACGCCGGGATACCGTTTTGACATCTATTAGTCTAATTTCTCCAGTGCTAACGTGCACGGCTATTAAGTCTATCGGACCTTGATTGGCTACAGGCCAAAAAACCTCGTACCCCTCTGCGAGCAACCGCCTTGTGCAAGTCATTTCGCTTATCGTGCCCAACCTCATTGTTCGGCTTACCATTCCTATATTTCCTTTTTAGCCAGCACGTAGCACACAGTGTGCCATTATCTATTACATCCGCAGGGCCGTCACAGTTTTCACATTTGACTCTGCTGTGCATTAAAATAATCCTCCGTCATTAAATCATCAGGTATGTTACTTTGATTATAGTAAGCACGATCTTTATCCATGCGAACAGTAACGCTTCCGTGCTCCCCGTTCACCTTATTCTTGGAAATATGCACGGTACGGATGCCATCATTACCCCACTCGTCATCTACTTTTCCTATACCTAAAATGAGATCAGCTTCCCCGGCTTTGCCTGTCTTAGAATTATCAAGCACGTGATAACTTAAAACCCTCATACCCTCTGCTTCATAAGAAGCTTGAGATACGCCCCATACCAAACATTTATTTCGTTTAGCAATCTCCCGGGTTTGCAAGTATATCTCTTTTAATTTTTCATCACTGCGGTTGTACTTGCCAGTTACAATCACCTTATCTAACTGATCTATAAATACAACATCCGGTTTGTTGATTTTACACCAGTCATCCACTTCCTGAATGGTTGTTCCAACACAGTCAAGAACATGTAGATTGTCAGCAATCTGTTTCCGGTAAATCTCCGCGTATTTATCACGTTCTCTAACAAGGTCTTCCCTCGTAGTTTTAACATAGCTCTGGATGATACGTAACTTAGTTCGTATAGCGGGTTCCTCATTGCCCCATACCGCAACCTTGAAGCCTTGCTTGAGGTAACTCTGCGCGAGGAAAGAACAGAATGTAGTCTTACCCGTTTCTGGACGCGCAAAGACGATTCCAAAATGCCCGCGATCCAGCCCCGGTACGATGTTGGCGAGTGGCTTCCATGTGAAAGGAAAGTCGGGGTCAAGCGTAAGGGAGTCCAAAAGCTCATGTAACCCCATCTTAACTTCTGTGTAGGATGTCTTCTCACCAATCGAGTCTTCAGCCGTTGATTCAATGAGACGTTTGAGTTCTCCAAATTCATTTTCTTTACCTAAAAATATCTTGACAGCCATCTCTGATATGACACGCGCACGGTGACGCATCCAAAACTTTTTGATGATTTCAAATTGCAACTCGTAGTTATCGCCCGATACGTCCTTAAGATCGTCAATCTTTTCCCAACACCGCTCTCGTATGGTGTCGTTTATGGCGGGGTATTCAACATCAAATAGCCCAAGCAACTCGTCTTTACTTACATCACCGTCATAATTACAGTGTGCCACGACGACTGAGTGCCATATTGAAGCCCAGTCACCTTCAAACATATCGGAATCAAGAGTATTTTTAACTTTGTCGTAGCATTGCTTACGTAAGCAAAACGCAACGATTTTAGATTCAAGAGGTGTGCTTTCGGATAAGTTGCTCACGCTCTGTTTCCCCCATAGCTTTTAAGTCATGGTCTAAGACCAGTAAGTCAGTCTGCGTGACTGTATTTAATTTACGAACCATTTGCAAGCCTTTATCGGTAGCGTCCTTATCTAAAGCAACAACAACTTTAGATACTCCACTTAAATAGGCGAGGTGCTCGTCCGTGAGATTAGTCCCTAACAGCGCATAGCCAGTTACCCAATCTGAAATGGCAATAGCCGACGGTGCATCTTCAACAACAACATGGATGGGATTTGTGCCACATACAAACCCACCTTTGTAGTTAGCGTATCTATACCATTTTGCTTGTCGCCAACTGTGCTTTCCTGCCGGTTTTGAAAGATCGTCACAAATAGAACGTCGTTGTGCCATAGCTCTCCCTACTCCGTCTACAAGCTTATGATCAGCATCGTAGATAGGATATACAAGACGGCGTTTGAGAACGTCCCAGTAGAAGTCAGTCCATCTGTCATTGTTATGCACCTTAGTTAAATACTGTTTAGCAACATCCGGTAAATCACGGCGTGACCATGATGGAGGTTTTTCAAACGGTGCAGGTCGGGGTTTTTGAGCCACGTCGGTAATAAACTGGGGTAGTATGCCACCTCCCCCTAAGTCACATGACGCACTGTAGCAGTTCCAGAGAAGAGTTCCATTCACATTAGAAGCTGTGAAGGTGTTGGTTCTACTACAAACGGGGCATTGCCCGCGATGTGATTCGTTAGCCTGTAACTGTAAAGACTTTACGTAGTCTGCGATTTTCATTGTTTTCCCTCTCATGACAAAATGTCAGAGAAGATTGTCAGAACAATTATTAAAAATGTCAACAGAAAATGTCAGAGCTTGATTAGATACACCAAACAATGTATGCTTCGCCCCGAGTCCCGCCGGGGTAACCCCCCTCAATCTTAAACGTACTTAGTACGCAGTCATCCCCCCTATTATTAGGTAAGATGTTTTTCTTGCACTACCAAAGTCTACTATCGGGCGTAGTAAAGGTGCGGTACCGTCGGGATTCATTCATAAAACAGGAGAATTAATGTGACAATTAAACGCATACACATTAATCAGCACAATATCCGACATAACGCAAAGAATCCCGACGATCTCAGGCCGGTTGTTACTGTAAAAACAAGCCAGAGCAATACGAAAGGTTTTGGCGTAAGAATTAACGGGCCTAGCAAGCTTGTGTATTCGCCAGATAAGCCGTTGTCTTGTGGCGCGAGAGTGTGGATTGAGACGCAGGAGCAAGTTATTGTAGATGATCTTAATTGGGATTCTCAAAGCGAGGTATTTAAATGAAACAACATTTTACTGATGATGAGATTCTTGAGATGATCGAGAGCAAGAAAGTTACCGAACTAGTTCGGGAGCGTTTTAAACAATACAGGAATACCCGTGAAAATTTACAACAGAGAATTAATGTTGCCGCAGAGCACATAGGTCATAACCTCATAACTGAATTAATGCAGGATGGTTATTAAAATGATTGCAGAACAATATCGAAACATACGACCACACTTTGTACACGCCGATCATATGCCGATGATTTGCCGTTGGGCTTGTATCTTGTTGGATCAAGACACAGAGAATCCACCTTTTGAGCCTTGCCGATACTTTGTAGTTAACGTTTTTGCAGAAACGAAAGAACAGGTATTGGATTGTCTAGGCGAGGAGTATCCGTGGTGCGACATTATGCACATTGATAAAGCAAGAGGAGGAATGTCCGACGACGCTCACCTAGAATCGTGGTTGGAGCATTACGACGCAACCGAAACCATACCATTAAAGGAGGCACCTATGGAAAACAGTATACAAGTTAAAAAGCCATCCGACACAACGTTACTTAACTTTATGTTAAACGCTCGCGTAGAGTGTCGAATTGTTGACCAGTATAAACCCGTGTTTGCGGTAGAGGCAATGCTAGATACAGAATATGGGGGTAGTCCCCGTGAAGCTCTACAGAAATTGTACACATTAAGGAAGACTAGAAATGATCGTAACAAGTAGGAACGAAAATAAACTACGAGTCGATGCGCTAGTTGATAAACAATTGACGCAATGTTTTAACTTAATAACCGAAGCCATCACCATCTTGCATGACACTAGTGATACCGAATCAAGTGACCTAGATAACGCTATGTCACATTTACGGTGCGCTCACGATATGCTAGCTCTATACAGGGGGAGAAAATGAAGCCGAAAACAATATGTCATCCAGAAGCCTTGGCAGACTGGAGAGCAAACGACGAAAGACCGATCACTTTTAGTGGAGAACCAAACAATGTACCTAACAACAACACGTTACCAAAAAAGCAAAAAAAGCTTGACGGGATACTTGCACTCCGTCTTAAAGAAGCCATCGAGCGCGAAAATAGGAGGTGCAGGGAGGCACGTAAAAAAAGGTAAGTTGAAAGGTGCGGAGGTGTATACCCTCACGCTAACTGAACGGGAAACATGCCCGACCTCTTGCCATCACTGGAATGATTGCTACGGTAACAATATGCCGTTCGCCCATCGTATTGAGCATGGCGACAAACTAGAGGCACGATTGATTAAGGAGTTAAAAGAAATTTGTACTAAGGCCAAAAACAAAGGCCGTTTAGTCTTGGTGCGCTTACATGTTTTAGGGGATTTCTATAGCGCAGAGTATGTGCGACTTTGGCGTAGACTTTTGGTATCACACCAGAATCTCTATGTGTGGGGATATACGCATGTAGAGGAAGGACCGATACACAACGAGCTAATGCTTACACGTTTTCATTTCCCGGAACGATGGGCCGTACGATGGTCTGATACTTGCGGGGCGTTTAGTGCCAACAGTGAGGAGCTAACCAGTGACGGTATTGTGTGTCCAGAACAGGAAGGAAAAACACAAGCTTGTACAACTTGCGCTCTTTGTTGGGACGCGCCCGATAAGAACATTATTTTTAAGACGCATTGAATTTGTCAGGAGCCGGTTAAGGATGATGCGGGAAATCAAAATTGTCAGAGAGCGGTTTGATGATATGGTTGAGAGAGCAATACAAAACCAAAAACTAATAGAGGCCGGCGGTAGGCGACAGTTGTTGCGTGGCCTTTGGATCTTGGTTTTGTTTTATTTAGCCTTTTTTTCTTTATTTACTCTTATTTAGGTTATGTACCTTTGTTTTCTGTGCTATGATCAAGAGACCAACTGCACGGTGTGGTTGGATTTAAACAGGAGCTTATCTAATGGATATGCAAACGATTGAAGGAACTCTGATATCGGAGTTTACTTGGACTGCTGGCGATGCCGGTACGTTTCTCTTACTGAAAAAGGATGCCTACGGCTTACCTGTCCAGATCATTAAGTTGCGAATGAGTGACCGAAAGTCTGGACACTTGGGGGGCCAGAGTATCGGATCAGTCGAATGGAATATCGGTACTGAATTGACTGTTGCCGTTGACTGCACCAGTGCTTGGGCGACCATTCTCGCTTATGGCGTAGAGCCTACCATTAAGTATTTTGATGGGACTTACATCGAAAACCTAGAGACGGGTTACGACAAAACTACCGACGATTTTCTACAAACTGAAACGACCGTGATCGATTGGCGTGACGGGGTTTCTAAATCTGTGCAGGGGGGTAACTAACATGTCGAGTCAATTCATACCGGACGGGGTGATCCGTGAAATACCCAACGGTCTTGAGATGGTGCACGATGACGTCACCAGTATCGACTTGTTTGCGGAGCGGGGGCAAATTAGCAAGATTCCCCTATACACAAAAACGCCGACTATTGGCGGTTTTAGTCATAAGCCGTTCGACGGGTTTTTTGCTTTACGCAATACTGTCAGTGGCGAGGTGTTGGACTCTCCGCCAGTCGCTAAGACGTACAAGCTAGTCGACCACGGCGAGGTGTTTCGTCACCAAGGTAACACCATCGTGGATAATGCGAGCTTACCCACCGGAAACCTGACGGTAGTAGATCGGTTGTATGAGGGAGGCCGCAAAGCTTCCCGGGCTGTTTACTTTAACGACCTAACGTTTGATATCGACGGCAAAGGCGATGGCATCACGGCTAGAGCCGATATCGTTAACAGCGTTGACATGTCGTGGGCGTTTCAGGTGTTCTCCGGTGCTTACCGCGACTATTGCCGTAATACGATGGTGTTCGGGGGGCAGAAGGCGTACCACCAAAAACGCAAGCACACCGCCAGTTTGTCCCCTAGTGCGATGATCGCTAAAGCTAACCTAGGGCTTGATATGTTCATGAACCACCGGGAAAAGATGGACGCATGGAGAACCATCGACCTGCATCCTAGCCAATGGACTGAGATCCTAGAGAACACAGTTTGCCGGCTGACAGGTGAAGGCCGTAGGTTATCCAGTGACAATACTACCCGAGTCAATGGGCGACTATTGGATTACCTAACGCATCGTTTTAATGAAGAGCAAATTGAGCTTGGCCGTACTCTGTGGGCGGGCTATAACGCCTTAACACACTGGGCGACTCACACTGATGCAACGTGGGAGCGTCAGAACGATGACGGCACTACCACCGAGCTTCAAACCAGTCGGGGTAACGCTCAACAACATCGCGTCCAGTTTAAGCGTAATGCTGAAGTACGTGCTGTGTTGGAGTCTCCCCAGTGGTTAGCATTGGAGGCGGCTTGATGATCGGGGACTTTTTGAGTCTGTTATACAAGTTCGTTTTAATTCTTTTAATCATCATTATCATAGGACATTTACAATGAACACAGAACAAAAGCGTATCGCTGATGAGTTGTTAGCTTTAGCGGGCAAATTACATGGTGTTGCCAGAGTCTCCATCGTTTCGACACTGGAGGCTCTAGCGGATGATGTCAAAGCCTTAGAGCTTTCTGCCCCTAAGGCGGTTAATCAGTGGGGTAAAACCCATTTTAAAATCTTGGATCTTTTGCACAAGTCGGACGTCCCTCTGTCGGTAGAGCACATTGCTCTGGTCTTAGGTGTCACCCGATCTACTGCCTACCAGTATATCTTGCACCTTCGGAGTCGCTTCCATGTCCCACTGGTGTATCGTTTGGCTGGCAAACCTAAGCGGGTTGCTCTCCACCACCAGAACATCGACAAAGTCTGTCGTATGTTGGAACGGCACTACCGCGGGATAGAGGTTGTACATTCGGAAAGCTTTGTGTATTCTCCAGATGTGCATAACGCACTCAAGAAAATAGTAAACGGGAGCTAAATCCAATGCGTATGAAAAAATCACTGAGTTTCACGCCTGACCAGATCAACCGTCTACGGTCTATTGTGTCTAGTAATGCTTATGCCGCTAAGGTTGAGGGATCTGGCATAGAGCGGAAAGTTTACTTAACAGATGCTGATCAAGCATTCTTGAAGGAACTGGACAACTTGCTGTCTGACGCGAACGACCTTTACCTGTCCATCCGAACAGGGTAACTGCGTTCCCTCAAGCCGGTGTTGAGTCCTCCAATCTCATTTCCACCGCCGGCTTTTTGGCCTCCACTACGGGGGCCTTTTTTTGTCCTAGAAAAATACCCAAAGCGTTGACCAGTAAAGCTTTCGGGTTTTTCTGGGTGTCCAGTGGGGGTATTCAAATAGGGGACCGATGGGAAACTTTTAGAAACTTCTTTTGGTTGGATTTGTCACTGGAGTTCAGGCACACAGGTGGCGCGTGACCAATTACCTTTTAGAACGCACGATGAATACTGGCGGTTTTACCCAATGGCTGATATCGCGGGCATCACCGATGGTAATTAAAAGATTTATTGGGGTGCGGGCGGCTAGGGCCACGCGGGGTGTAGGGGTATACGTATGCAAACTAACGGTATTTTTTTTATTTTTAGGTTGTTGTACAAATATTGCACACTCCCGGCTTACCGTTAGGTACCAACGGTGCCAGCGGGCATAAAAAAACCCGCAAGTAGGGGATACCTGCGGGCGTATGCGGCGGGATAAGCTTGGGGGTATACCCCCGTGGGCTTACAAACCCAGTTTACTGTCGTATTTAAATTACGTCAAGTGTTTTTATCTTAGTTGACAAACTTAAAAGTTAGATACCATAATGTATTTGTGCAATCCAGCGGTAAAGAGAATCGACATTGCAGTAATAAAGTCTTTACACCACTGCGTTTTGTACATTTTTTTGGAGAAAATATGAATTTATTACCCCAGCAAACTCGTAAAAGAGAGCTAAATGAACAACAAAAAACTTTTTTAGATGCTCTTTTTGACAATGGGGGTAATTTTAGCCGTGCTTGTGAGGTAGCCGGGTACTCTTCAGGCTCCATAGGGCATTTAAAAGAGAGTTTAGCTACTGAAATCATAGAAAGATCCCGCAGTGTGCTTGCAGGAGGTGCTGTAAAAGCAGTAAATAAGCTAATTTCTACTATAGATGCTCCAGAAATAGAACGTGGCGATAATATTCGCCTTCAAGCCGCCGAATCTTTGTTAAATCGTGTAGGTTTAGGTAAGCAAGAAACTCATAATGTAAACATACAAGCTGTTCACGGAGTCGTTCTACTCCCCTCCAAACAAGAAATCGTTGTAGATGAGCAGTGAAGCCTTAAAACGCCCCCGTGGACGCCCTAGAAAGGACCCTGACGCGCCTAAAGCACGTTATAACCTCTCCACAGCCGAAAAAGCTCGGAGAGCCACACAGGCGAGTATACGCCGTTCTAAGAAAGAAGCCGAAAAGAAGCGGGCGGCGGCTGATAAACAAATACAAAGAGCTAGAAAAAGAGAGAGTGCCGCTAAAAAAGTAGAAACAGCACTACAAGGTAAAAATTCACGAGTAATTGATGTAGGAGATTTAAATGCCTTACCAGACGCAGTTAAAAAGCTTGTGGGAGAATCTGAAGTTGTATTCAAACCGAATGATGGACCACAAGAGGACTTTCTGTCAGCACCTGAACAAGATGTACTATACGGCGGTGCGGCTGGTGGAGGAAAGAGTTTCGCTCTCTTGGCAGATCCTCTCCGTTATTGCCATAATCCTAATCATCGTGGTTTATTACTCCGTCGCACTCTGGATGAATTGACTGAACTCATCTCCAAATCTAAACAACTTTATCCCAAGGCGTTTCCCGGTGCCTCCTTTAGAGAGTCTAAATCCACATGGCATTTCCCGTCGGGGGCCACTATCTGGTTTAGTTATCTTGACAAAGACAAGGACGTTACCCGATATCAGGGACAAGCCTTCAATTGGATAGCCATCGATGAAATTACACAGTATCCCACCCCCTACGTATGGGAATATCTACGGTCACGTTTACGGAGCACGGACCCTGAACTCTCCGCAAATCTCTCCATGCGTTGCACAGCTAACCCCGGAGGCGTTGGCGGCTGGTGGGTCAAGAAAATGTACATCGACCAAGGTGAACCCGGCATTCGCTTCATCCCCAGCGATATTGAATCTGAAAAGCCACTTATATACCCAGAGGGTCACAGCAAGCACGGTCAACCCCTATACTGGAGAAAATTCGTACCCGCACGACTTACCGACAACCCATATCTCATGGCGGATGGACAGTATGAGGCAATGCTCCTCTCTCTCCCAGAAGTCGAAAGAAAAAGATTACTTGATGGCGATTGGGATGTGGCAGAAGGATGTGCCTTTCCTGAATTTAGCAAAATCAAACATGTGGTTGATCCATTTGAGTTGCCCGCCAACTGGCCGCGTATCAGAGCGGCAGACTACGGCTACGCAAGCCCTTCGTGCGTACTCTGGGGTGCAATCGATTGGGACAACAACATATGGATATATAGAGAGCTTTATGTAAAACACTTTACAGCAGAGCAACTAGCCGCTAAAATACTAGAATTAGAACAATATGATCCTAAACCTCATTACACTGTTTTAGATTCTTCATGTTGGAACAAAACAGGATATGGTCCTTCCATTGCTGAAACGATGATTCGTTGCGGATGTCGGTGGGTTCCGTCTGATAGAAGTCGTATTGCTGGCAAGATGGAAATACATCGTCGGCTTGGCGACAATGAGTTTACGGGAGAACCTACAGTAAAGTTTTTTTATACGTGCACAAACATAATTAAACAACTTGCGGGTATACCTCTTTCTAAAACAAACAGTGAAGACGTAGATACAAAAGCTGAAGACCATGCATACGATGCGTTGCGTTACATGCTTATGACTAGAACCACCGGATATGTCAGTATTCATAAATCTCTCCAAGACATAAAAAATAGCACTTTTCAACCACAAGATGCAACCTTTGGGTACTAAATGGCACAAAAAAGAAAAACACAGCAAGAGGTTCTAACAGAGCTTGTAAAGAAGTTAGGTTACGCAAGTTACAATGATTTGCCAGTGCGTTCTTTTCTTGAAGATAAACTACTGAATGGCACGTTAACTGTTCGTGAGTCTGTTGTTTTAGATTTTTATGCTCGGGGTATTAAGTTACAACCAGCTACGCAAGCAACACCAATTGGTAAAGTGTTTGCTGAAATGTTTCCGCCAGAAAATAAAATAATGCCGGGGGAGTCTCCTTCCCCCGGAACAATCTCTAACCGTGCAAATGTTGTATTGAATAGTACTCAAAAAGCCGGGTTTACTCTTGACACACCATTTAAAGACATTTCTAACAGCCGTGAGGCAATGGAGAAAATTGCTAAACATACGGCGTCAATTGATCCCGGTTGGTCGGGCGTATTTAATTCCCTTAAAGGCACACATACTCTCGTAACAGATGACGCGGCTTTTTTGTATCAAAATCCAAAAGAAAAGGCCGCTGGTTTAGCTTCTGCAAAACAATCACGAGGAAGTAAATCGTTTGAGGGAATTCCTCCTGCAAAACAGGCTTTTCCTGAAATTGTAGCAGGTTTAAGCACCGTTGAAGATACCAGCACTGCAAATGCATTAATTGCAAGCTCTCTTGCCCCGTATCGTCCCGGAGAAGTCGCAGATTTACGTTTAGGTGCTTACGACTTAAGCACGATTGAAGTAGATCGTCCCCCGGGGTACTTTGATATTGAAAAAGGAGCAATTATATTTCCTGTGGGCACAACGGGTAATAAAACAGCTACTGATTTAATTCTTGATAAAAACAGTATTTTATATCAAACTTTAGCTTTACAAGCAGTTGAAGCGCAGTCATTAGGATCAGACAACCTATTTCCTGACGTAACCACACAAAAAATGACAAACGCCATTCGGGAAAATATTACTCCACGAATGGAACAGTTTGAAGGAATCTTGGGTCGTCCTTTTGACGAAGCTAAAGATTTCCGTAAAATAATCTATACTATGATTGTGAGTGAGCTTGGGTATCCTGAAGAAGCAGAAAAAATGCTCGGTCACACAGATGCTCAACTTAACGCGGCAATTGGAAAAGTAGGTAACAAACACTATCTTTCAACTATTGTACGCACAGATAACCCGTTGGCGGCTGTTCAACTTTCTTTTGAAAGTATGATTGGTGAGGCAATTGGCGCGAGCACTCTAAATGAGACAGCAACCGCTATGGGTCTTGATATCCCCGGCTTTACAGATAAAGATGCTAGTCCGATTAAGGTTGTTCGTAGGGGCGAACAATTATCTGAAAAAACTGTTGTTGAACCTCGTCAAATGACAACGGAAGAGCTAGCGTCATTAGAGTCAAGAAGAGAACTAGTAACTGCTGAAAATAAGAAAGCGGCACAGGATATAACAAAGAAAGCTTTAGCTCAAGAAGAAGAAAATATAGCAAAAGCAGAACAACTTCAAGCAGAGCGTCAAAAACTCGCTGAAACCCGTGCTGAAGCTAAATCAAAAACTCCCTCTGGTACTCCCCTTTCTGAGGAGGATCAAGCTAAGTTTAAAGACGGTTTAAAAAAACTTGGCATAAACTTAACAAAAGCTTTAGGACCAATATTACCTACAGTTGGGGCTGTTTTTCTCGCAGAAGAAATTCAAGCAGATATAAAAAAAGGTGAGGGAATTTTAGGCACATCTCCTGAAGTTTCAACGGGACTACGCACAGCAAAATTTGCGGCAGAATTAACGCCTCCGGGCGCGGTTATTCCGCTTGCAGAAATGGGTGCTAAAGCAACAGCAGAAGAAGGAACAGAGCTACTAGAACGATCTTACGACATGGATCAAGATGAACTACTACAGAGTTTTGGTGAATTTGGAGCCAGAACAAGAGGCTATTAATAACTTAGGAGAATACCATGAATTATAGTGAAGCACAAATCATGAATGCTGATAAGCAAACAGTTGACGCTAATGTGGGAGAATCAAATCTCTACCGTGAAGGACTAGAGTTTGATACGCAAGCAAAAACTGATGTTTTAACAGAAGATGCACCAAAGGTACAAACAAAAACAACTGTTGATCCGTCACTGTTTTCAATGGCAGACGATACCTCTTTATATAACGAATCTGGTAAATAACTATGGCCCAAGGGTTTATGGAACAGCCTGACGATGGTCAGGTTGAAGTTATTGACGCTGAACAGCAAATGCCCGGTTTAGCCGGGTATATTCAGAATAAGTTTGAAGATTCTGAAAATGGTCGCCGCAGTCATGAAGAGCGGTGGCTACAAGCGTACAAAAACTACAAAGGCTATTACGACTCAACAACACAGTATCGTGAAAGTGAGCGGTCTAAAGTATTTATTAAAATAACAAAAACTAAAGTTCTAGCCGCCTACGGACAGATAATTGATATACTTTTTGCAAATAAAAAGTTTCCAATTGTTGTTGAATCAAGTCCTGTTCCAGAAGGTATTGCTGAATTTGCTCACGTTACCACGCCCCTTGATCAAGCTTTACCAATGCAAAGCCCTTTTGGTTTTCCCGGGGATGGCATGGAATTGCCACCGGGTGCCACTCAGCTATCTAATTTAGGTTCAAAGTATGACGGCCTTAATCTTACAGAGGGACCATCTAATGTCGGAGAACCTCAAGTTGAACCGGCTAAAGAAGCGGCACGTTTACTAGAAAAACAGATTCATGATCAGTTATTAGATACTGACGCTGTTAACGTACTACGTTACGCGATATTTGAATCTGCTTTACTAGGCACAGGGGTTATAAAAGGACCATTCAATTTTTACAAACAAATTCACCGTTGGGACAGCGGTGATCAGGGTCGAACTTACAACCCTATGGAAAAATTGGTTCCTAAAATTGAGCATGTATCACTTTGGGATTTTCACCCTGATCCTTCTGCTGTAAATATCAACGACTGTGAATACGTTATACAGCGTCATCGTATGAATCGTCAACAGCTACGGTCTTTAATGTCACTTCCGTTTTTTGATAGGGAGGCAATTGAAACTTGTATAGCAAAAGGACCTAACTACGAGGATAAGTATTATGAAGACACTATCCGAGAGGACGAGACAGAACCTTACTATCAAGAAAATCGTTTTGAAGTTTTAGAATACTGGGGTGTTTTAGACGCCAAATTTGCCCGTGAAGTCGGGATGAGTATTTCTGATGATATTGATGAATTAGATCAGGTTCAAATTAACGCGTGGGTTTGTGGTAGTATTATTTTACGATGCGTTTTGAATCCTTTTACTCCAGCGCGAATCCCTTTTCAAGCATTCCCTTATGAAATCAATCCCTATCAAATATGGGGTGTTGGCGTTGCAGAAAACATGGAAGACGCACAGATGCTCATGAATGGGCATGTGCGTATGGCAATAGACAATTTAGCGTTAGCAGGGAATCTTGTTTTTGATGTTGACGAGGCTAGCCTTGTTCCCGGTCAAAACTTTGATATCTTTCCGGGTAAAATATTCAGACGGCAATCCGGTGTAACTGGGACAGCGATTAATGGACTGAAGTTTCCAAACACCGCACCAGAAAACATCCAAATGTACCAGATAAGCCGCCAGTTAGCCGATGAAGAAACCGGAATACCCTCAGTGCTTCACGGACAGACAGGCGTAACAGGAACCGGACGTACAGCCTCAGGGCTATCTATGCTTTTAGGGTCAGGTTCTTTGTCCTTAAAAACCGTAATTAAAAACATTGATGATTATTTACTTAAGCCTCTAGGGGAAGCGTATTTCCAATGGAATATGCAATACGACGAAAACTCTCCAGAAATAGTTGGAGACTTGGAAATTAAACCTCGTGGCACATCCGCCGTAATGCAAAAGGAAGTTCGTTCACAGCGACTTACAGCATTGTTACAAACAGTTGGTAATCCATTACTAGCCCCATTTATTAAACTACCTAACCTCGTTAAAGAGATAGCTATCTCACAGGATATTGATCCAGATTTGCTTGTTAATGATCTTGACGAGGCACAGATTTACGCAGAAATTTTAAGAGGAATTCAAAGTGCTCAACAAGGAGTTGGCCCAGAAAGTGGGGCCGCTGGTCAACAACCCACAGGCATGGGAGGGCCTAACGAACTATCTGACGGACCTCCACCAGTTGACGCTTCGGGGGTTGGTAACGGCACAATCGGAACGGGAAATGTTCCAAATGCAGGGGAAGATGGTTTTACTGGAAACGTTAATGAACCTCAAGAGTGATTTTGAAAAAGTGGTAAAAACAAATGCAAAATCTTGAAGTAATCACATCTATAGAAAAAGCGTTACTTTCTGAGGGTAACTACAGATTTGCGGCAGAATTTACTAAGGCTCGTAAAAAAATACAACAGGCTAAAAGTGATGCTATGTTTGTAAAACAGCAAGACACTGCTCCTACCCCTGTGGCTACTCAAATGCAGACCATGACTCAGCAACCACAACAATCAGCCCCGTTAGGTGAAGCGACAATAGATTTACTTTCACGCATAACAAAATTGGCATCACCCGTAAAAAAACCGATGAAAATGGGTGGCACTGAAGGTTTTGCAAGTCCCCAGTCTACAGCACCACGAATTAATCAGCCGGGGTTTATTGGAACAGAACCAGAAAACGTTTCTAAAGAAGCAACTGTAGCTGATGATGTTCCGGTGGATGTTCCTTCAGGAACATTTGTACTAAATGCTCCCGCTGTAGAATTCATGGGTTCCTCCGACGTTAAAGAAATGATTATAAATGCGCTAGAGGAAGCGGAACAGCAAGGTGTTGACATATCAGCACGTAACGATAAAATAAGTAAAGAAGATTATGTAGCTCTGCTCGTTTCTAGAGGAGAGGTTTTAATCCCCCCAGAACTTGCCAAAATCATTGGCTATGACCGTCTTGAAAAAATAAATAATCGCGGTAAAAAAGAAGTTCAAAAACGAGCAAAGCAATCCTAATTCATGGCTACTCAGCAATCCCGCTGACCCCATAACCTACGGCTACCCTCCGCCATGAGGCCCCGTGAGATAGGAGAATACAATGGCAAAACAAAAAGGGCATCGTGCCAATAAGCCCAATGATAGCTTTGGCACAGTCAACAACGAAAATCTTTATCGTGGAGACTATCGTAAAGAAGTTTATGAAGATGAAGATGAAAAGGAGCATACTGAATTAGCTGAGGACCCCACAGAAAAAGCTGAGGCCACTCCCGCAGAGGATTCTAGTTTTGCACAACCACAACAAGAACCTGAAACAGACTATAAAAAACGTTACGACGATTTAAAAAGACACTACGATTCTAAACTAGAAGAGTGGAAGTTAAAAGAGTCAGAACTTACTAAAACTCAAGAAATTGCCGTTGAGAGCGGAGTTTCTGCAACAGAGTTACCAAAAAACGTACAAGAGTTGGAAGAGTTTAAAAACAAGTACCCTGACGTATATGCTATCGTTGAAACTGTTTCATCTATACAAGCTGAAAATAAAATTACAGCTTTAAAATCGGAAGTTGAAGAACTAAAAGGTAAGGAAGAACAGCTTAAGATACAAGCGGCTTTTAAAGAGTTGCAAGCATATCATCCTGACTTTATTACTCTTCGCACTGACGAAAGGTTTTTAGCGTGGCTTGACCAACAGCCGGACTCTATTTCAGATGGTATTTTTAAAAATAATACCGATGCTAAATGGGCGGCAAGAGTTGTTGATTTTTACAAAGCTGACACTGGTGTACAAAAGACAAAAACTTCAAATAAAAGCAAAGACCCTGCAACAGCAGTAACTAAAAAAGTTTCTACTAACATTGTTGCAGATAACGACTCAAGTAAGCGTATTTGGAAAGCGTCTGAAATTGGCAAATTAAAACCGTGGGAGTTCGACAAACTAGAAGCTGAACTTGATGCCGCCCGTGCAGAGGGTCGTGTAGACCTAAATTCATAACTATCTCAAACGAGGAAGTATACAATGGCTATAGGTACAGCCGCCGGTTACGGCAACTTACCTTCAGGCAACTTTCTACCAGAAATTTATTCTCAGAAAGTACTGAAGTTTTTCCGTCGTGCCTCTGTCGTGGAAGATATCACCAACACTGACTACGCTGGTGAAATTGAAAACTTTGGAGACACAGTTCGTATTATCAAAGAGCCTGTGCTCACTGTATCATCATACACTAGGGGTGCTGTGGTAAACCCACAAGACCTTGCTGATGATCAGATTACAATGGTTGTAGATCAGGCAAATGCTTTTGCATTTAAGATTGATGACATTGAAGAGCGTCAGAGCCACATCAACTTTGAAGCTCTTGCTACATCTTCTGGTGCGTTTGCATTGAAGCGTAAGTATGACTTCAATGTTCTACAAGCTATGTCTGATGGGGCTGGTATTGCTGGCTCACTATCAACAGGATCAACAGCACCATCTGCATTGACCACTACAGATGCCACCAACCTTGGAACAGCAAATGCTCCAATCAACGTTGCGGGTAACAACGGTGACAATGCAATCAATCTGATGCTTGCTATGGCTCGTGCGTTAGATGATCAATCAATTCCAGAAGAAAACCGTTGGTTTGTAGCCAACCCAGCTTTCTACGAGAATCTGTTTGGTGCTGGAGCTAAATTTGCAGAAGTACAGGTAACAGGTGACGCAACATCACCACTGCGTAATGGATTAGTTATGCAGGGTAACATTGCTGGATTTGCTTGTTACAAGACAACTGCACTTAACTCTACAGGCGGCACAGATCAAATTGTATTGACTGATGCCACAGCTACACTGGCTACAGATGGTAGTGAAAACGTCGTTCTTGCTGGACATATGTCCTCAACTTCTACAGCTTCACACATTGCAAAGACAGAGGTAGTTCGTTCAACTGAAAGCTTTAGCGATATTGTTCGTGGACTTCATGTGTTTGGTCGTAAAGTATTACGTCCAGAGGCTATTGTTCGCGCCGTTATCGACTTTGCATAATAGGAGATGATTAATGGCTACTTATGATCGTACCGTTACCGGGGGTGGCACTGTTGGTCATCCCGGTGTTGTACAACGCCCTTACGTTATCACTTCACCTGTGTATGATGCTGTGGATAACACATCACTCGCGGGTAACGATGTGGTAAAACTAATCGACCTACCTGCTGACACCATCGTTATCGGTGGTGCACTGGAGGTCTTGGAAGCGTCTGGAAACGCGAACGTTACTTTGGATGTAGGTGTTTCTACAGATGTAGATTCACTTGTTGATGGAGGTGCCTCCAATGCCGCCGCTATAATTCAGTTCAATCTGAAAGCCGCTGGCGTTAATATGGTTACTTCTGCTGACGCAATCCAAGTCACCGTTCTTGATTCTGGATCTTCAGGAACTACTGCTTTGCGTTTCCGTGTACACGCAATCATAGCAGATGTTTCTGTTAACCCCGTAGAATCAGCAACGGTATCTACTGGAACTTGATGATGATAGCCCCCTTCGGGGGGCTTGACTCTTATACGTAAACACTTTAAACTCGCGTTAAGCCTTCCGGGGGTAACTACATGCAACCTATGGGATATACCGACAGATTTGCGATGGCCCGTCAGAAAGCCGCAAAAGGCGGTAAGAAAAAAGCTAAAAGTAAAGGAAAGATTTGTCCTGAAGGTAAAGCTTGGGCGAAACGCACCTTTGATACATACCCGTCAGCATATGCAAACCTAGCCGCATCAAAATACTGTAAAGATCCTAATTACGCTAAAAAGTCCAAGGGCGGTAAGCGTAGGGGTAGGTAATGAAAAAAGACCCTAAAGTAGGAACAGGTAAAAAACCTAAAGGTAGTAGTCGTAGACTGTACACAGACGAAAATCCTAAAGATACAGTTCCAATAAAATACGCTACTGTGCAAGATGCACGAGACACAGTAAAACGTGTTAAAAATAGCGGTAAATCTTTTGCACGTAAAATACAAATACTTACCGTTGTTGAACAACGTGCTAAGGTAGCTGGTAAAACAGAACAAGCTAAAATAGCAAAACGCGGTAAAGAAGCAATTAGACGCGCACGTAAAAAGGCATAATATGGGACAGCTTAAACAGTGGTTAAAACAAGAGTGGGTCCGTATTGGAACAGACGGTAAAATAAAAGGGCCTTGTGGAACATCCAAAGATAAGAAAAACCCTGATCGTTGTTTACCCAAAAAGAAAGCGCAAAGTTTGTCCCAGAGCGAGAGAGCTAAAACTGCCCGTAAGAAAAAGGCGGCAGGTGCTAAGGGTAAAACTGTTGTAGCTAATACAAGACGAGCAAAAGTAAGGACCGGACGTGGCAAGACGAAAAAACGTTAGTCTATCTGTTAAACGGGGCGAAAAACGTTCTGTAAAGCAGGGTGCTGGACTCACCGCAAAAGGTCGTGCTAAATACAATAGAGAGACCGGGTCAAACTTAAAACCTCCTGTAACGGGTAAAGTAAAACCGGGAAGTAAAGCCGCTAAACGACGCAAGAGTTTCTGTGCCCGTTCTAAAAACTGGAAAGGAGAGCGCGGTCTTGCGGCTCGGCGTAGGTGGAAATGTTAATGAAATACGATATGGCATCTCTAGAGAACCAGCTTATTACACATGAGGGTCTTGAATTAAAGCCATACCAATGCACTGCTGACAAGCTAACCATTGGAGTAGGTCGTAACATTGAAGATCGTGGTATTACAGAAGATGAGGCGCGGTATCTTCTTAAGAACGATATTAAGATCGTAGAAGATGAATTACTTAGTAAAAAGCCGATGGTTGCTGAACTTGATGCTGTTCGTCAGCGAGTGCTTGTAGACATGGGCTTTAATCTGGGGATTCCAACTTTGCTTAAATTTCAAAACATGTGGTTGGCTATTGAGCAAGAGGATTTCATTCAAGCTAGTGTTGAAATGATGGATAGTCGCTGGGCGCGTCAGGTTGGGCAAAGAGCACATAGACTATCGGAAGCTATGCGAATAGGTGAGTGGCACTAATGCCTGTTTTAGAAGGAACAAATGCTAAAGTAAGAAGTATAGGGGTTAAGTTAACATCAACTAACCAAACTACTATCTACACTTGCCCATCAAACTACACAGGCGTAATAAAGCTTATTCACGTAGGGAACATAGCTGGCAGTAATGCCGACATAACTTTGGAGTGGACAGATAGTTCTGCTTCTGCAACTTATAAGATTACTAATACTACAACAGTAAATACAAAACTTTATCTACAATTATCAGAGGGGTTTTTTATTTTTAATGCTGGAGACACTCTAAAAGCAACCGCATCTAGTGCTGATGCTCTTGATGTAATTGTGTCTGTAGAAGAGTTGTTTACACCCGGAGTAACTTAAATGACGTACTTACAATTGGTAAACGCTGTTTTATTAGAACTAAATGAGGTTGTAATTACATCTGTTGCTTCTACACGAGGCATTCAAAGTGCTGTAAAAGATTTAATTAATAAAGCACAAAAAGATATCATTAATTCAGAGGTTGAGTGGCCTTTTACTTACTCATCAAACACCATAACGACATCGTCCGGTACTGGAGAGTATAGTCTTCAAACTGACTTAAAAACTTTAAATGAAGATGCTGTAATACTCAACCCGGGTGGAACCAAGCCTCTTAAATTACTTAAGTTTCTAAGTTACGACGAATACAATCAATCTTACTTAGCACTTAATAGTGATCCCGGAGATGATCATCTGGCTGAACCTGAAAGGTTCTACCTTACTCCAGATTTGAAGTTGGGCCTATATCCAGAGCCAAATGCTACATACACAATTAATTATGAGTATTACGCTACCCATAGTGATTTGAGTGCTAATACCGATACTCCAATAATTCCAGAACGTTTTCACGACGTTATTGTAAACAGAGCTAAATACTACGCTTACGTATTACGTTCAGATTTACAGTCTGCCCAACTAACAGAACGAGATTACAAAGAAGGTTTAGCCCGAATGAGAGTTGAACTTATTAACCGTAAAGATTACTTTAGAGCCGTATAATGCCAGATACTTCTGCTATTAGTCCTTATGTAGTTAGACTGTCGGGTGGTTTAGTTTTAAATAAAGATACGTTTTCTTTGCCACCCGGTGCGGCGTTAGAGCTACAAAACTTTGAACCTGACATAGCGGGAGGGTATCGTCGTTTAAACGGTTTTACTAAGTTCAATACCAATATAGTCCCGCAGACTTCTGCTTCAACAGAAAAAATACTAGGCATTGCAATCTATAAAACAAAAGTTGTTGCATCGCGTGGTGAAAAAGTATTTACAGGAACAAGCGGGTCTGGTAGCTGGACTGAAATTGACAGCGGTAGAACAAGTGCTGGGCGATACGATTTTGCTGTATTTAATTTTGATGGGACAGAAAAGATAGTTTGGTGTGACGGTGCTAATCGTGCATCTATCTATGATGATTCATCAGTGACAGACATAAGTGCGTCTCCCGCCCCGAGTAACCCTTCTCTTTGTGCGGTATTTAAATCACATCTGTTTTTATCTGGCGCGTCTGCCAATCCGTCTGAAGTCTTTTTTAGCGCACCATTTGATCCAACAGACTTTACGCCCGCTAATGGCGGCGGATCGTTCAGAACTGAAAGCCCTGTTGTTAAATTACGGGTATTCCGGGATAGGTTGATTGTATTTTGCACAGACGAGATATATCAGCTAGTAGGTAATTCCGTAGTAGATTTCCAGCTTAATCCTATCACACGTAAAATAGGGTGTTCAGATGGTTTCAGTGTTCAAGAGATCGGCGGTGATTTAATCTTTTTAGCACCGGACGGTTTACGTACGGTAGCCGGCACAGAAAGAATAGGTGATACGGAATTAGGAACTGTATCTAAACAAATACAAACTAGATTAGACGGTATTTCTTTAGAACGCATTTCATCTTTAGTAATTAGAGAAAAATCACAGTATCGACTATTTTTTCCTACTGATGCAATTACAACAGCCCAAGCCGCTGGTGTAATTGGCGTAATAAAAGCTGGAGAACGAGGTGGTATAGGTTTTGAGTATGCTGACATAGTAGGGTTAAAACCTACGTATGCAACCTCCGGTTTTATCAACAATGTAGAAACAGTGTTACATGCAGGTTACGACCATTATGTTCATCAACAAGAGTCGGGTAATACATTTGATGGAACAAGCATAAAAGCTATATACCGTTCTCCTGACCATACGATGGGAGATCCCGGTTTACGAAAATCTATGCAACGTGTAATTTGGAACTACACTAATGAAGGTAACGTCAGTTCTACTTTCCGATTATTGTATGATTTTGATGCGGCGGATGTTCCTCAACCTGATCCTTATGATTTAGCTATTGGTGGTGTTTTTGCAATATATGGTGCTACGCAATCTACATATGGCACTGCAACTTATGGTGCGTCAGGAGCACCGTTAGCACGACAAACAGTTGAAGGGGGAGGCTTTGTTTTAGGGCTAAGACTTGAAGATAATGCAGGAGCTTCTCCAATATCTTTAAAAGGCTATCAAATTGAATTTACTCCCGGAGGAAGAAGATAATGGCGGGATACACTAGGCAGTCCTCGTATTCTGACGGCGACACTATAACAGCGGCACACTCAAATGATGAGTTTAATCAGGTTCTTTCCGCTTTTAACAATTCTACCGGACATAAGCACGATGGGACAGCGGCTGAAGGACCTGTAATTGGTCTAATAGGAGATCCGGGCGTAACTACACCTCTAAATAAAGTCGTAGTAGATAACACAAATAATCGAGTGGGTGTGTTCGTAGATGCGGGCGGTGCAGGTTCTACCGTAGAACAAGTTCGTTTTCAAGATGGTGCAATTGTTCCCGTTACAGATAACGATGTGGATTTAGGCACTAGCTCTGTAGAATTCAAAGATGCGTTTTTTGATGGTACTGTGACCACAGACGCGCTTGTAGCAGACACCGCAAATATAGATGGAGGTTCCGTAGACGGAATCACGTTAGGTACAAACAGTGCTGTGACACAGGCTGTTATTGACAATGTCAATATTGACGGGGCAACAATAGGACATACTAGTGATACTGATTTAATTACTCTAGCTTCTGGTGTAGTTACCGTTGCTGGTGAAGTTAGTATGACTACGTTAGATATTGGCGGCACTAACATTACCGCTACACCCGCTGAACTTAATATTTTAGACGGTGATACATCTTCTAGTAGTGTTACAGTAGTAGATGCCGATCAGCTTATCTTGAATGATAGCGGCACAATGAAACAAATAACTGCCGCCGACTTAAAAACCTACACTGGTGGCGTCATTACGTCAGTAGGTGTTTTGGATTCTGGGTCAATAACAAGTGGTTTTGGAAACATTGATACCGGGTCAAGCACGATTACTACTACTGGTGCTATTACCGGGGGTTCTGTAACCGCCGATGATGTAGCTTTAGATGGCAAAGTTATTACTTTAACTGGTTCTACAGGCGATACTGCAACACTAACAGCAGGAACAAATGGTACGTTAGATATTGCGACCACAGATGCTGATGCCGCCGCCGCTAACATAACTATAACAGCCGACGGAACGGCAGAGCTTGCGGGCACTACAGTAACACTCAATTCTAGTGGCGGGGTTGTGCTTGATGCAGATGGTGGCACTATCACATTTGCCGATGGTGGTTCATCCTTAGGTACAATTACATCTAGTGGATTTACTGGTAACGTTGTTGGAAATGTAACTGGTAATATTAACGGTAATTTAACGGGCACTCTTCAAACTGCGGCGCAGACAAACGTAACTTCTTTAGGAACTTTATCGTCTTTAACTGTAGACGATATTACGGTTGATGGTAAAGTAATTACTCTCACTGGTTCCACTGACGATACAGCTACAATTACTGCCGGTACAAATGGTACGTTAGATATCACAACGACTGATACTGCCGCCGCCGCCGCTAATATTTCAATTACTGCCGACGGTACAGCAGAACTTGCAGGTACAACAGTTACGCTTAACTCTAGTGGTGGAGTTACGCTAGACGCTGATGGCGGTAC